GCCGCGTTCCTTCTCCCGCTATTGTACGGGCGTCCAGTTGTGCCACGGGCCGCGGAGCGGCCACGGAGCGGTCGGTCCTTGGGGTCAGCTGGCCGGGAAGGGGAGGGCCAGTTCGACCAGCATCCGCGTCTGCTCAAGTGTGCCGCGGTTGTCGATCACGCGGTCGATCAGGTGGGGCGAGATGCCGGCTTCGCTGCTGTGGGTGTGGTGCGTCTCTTGCTCACGCTCCACCAGCCACACCTCGCCGCCCTGGTTGCGGATCCACTCGGCCTCGTTGTCGAACCGCACGTCCGAAAACACGATCGTGCCGCCGTAGGTTTCGATCCGCCGTTTCGCGAGCCGCAGCCAGATGTCTTGTGCCACCATGCCGCGGCCCCACTCGGTGCCGAGCGTCTGCATCAACTCCCGCGGACTCTTGCCGAGCCAGACCAGCGGTGTCTCTTTGTTCACGCGATTACGGAGCATGTCTTCTGGCACGCCCAGCATGGCGGCCAGCCCTTCGTAGAGCGGGTCCGCAAACCCGAACACGGACGAGTTGGGGATCATCTCGGCCACGGTGTTCTTGCCGGCCCCGGCCCGGCCGGCGATGCCGATGATCCGGCGGGCCGGCTTGGCCTCCACCGGCTCCTGGATGCGTGCCATCATCTCCTCGCGGCGGGCCTTGATCCCGGCCCACGCCGCCTCGAGCTGCTCGGGGCTCATGCTCCCGCCGATCCGCTCGATCTTGAACTCGGCCGGTGCCGTCTCGGTCGCCGGCTTGATGTCGACGCCTTTGATCCGCTCCAGGAACTCCGCCGGCAGGTCGGCCAGCACGACAGGCTCCGCCTCCGCCGTGGCCCGCTGGGCCTGCTCCATCGTCCGGGCCTTGGCCACGAACGGGCTCCCCTCGCACGCCGTGCAGCCCACCTCCGGCTCCCGCCACACGTCCCCGAGCACCGCCGCGGATCAGTCGGCCTGGGCGGGCTGGCAGCCGGCGAGCGGGTGCGGGTTGTAGCCGTCCAGCTTCGGATCGTCGGCCGGCGTGGCCGCCATGCGGGCCGCCACGGCCTCGCGGATGATGCGGTTGGATTCTTCAAAGCTCATATGACCCTCGCCCATTTCCTTGCTCCGCTGTTGTGCTGAATAAGCCCAAGCCTCTCCCTCGCCTCTGCAATGTCTTTGAGCGTCCAGACGAAACGCCGCTGGCAAACAGGCACCTTGTCTCGCTTTGCGATATTCAGCGAAGCCCACAAAGGCCGAAGGTTTGTGAAATGAAAAGCGACAGCCTGCTGGCCATCGTCTGAAAGATCAAAAGCGTTGCATGGAATTATGTGGTCAACGTGCCACTTACTCCTGTTGTCCCACCCCATGCCAGGCTCAAATTGCAATTCAATCCACCGAGCCAGTTCGATCGGAGAACATCCGACAAGCGAGAAAGTAGACGCAGCCTTTGCGTTGCCTCGCGATGCCAACGCAGACCTCAACCGGCAACGCAGCCGCGAAGCAATTGCGATTACCGCATTTTGCTTGCGTTTACGTCGCTCCCTCCCTGCGGCAGCTTGTCGAGTTTGTTTTCTGTATTCCTTCCCGTGACTTATGATCCTCTCTTTGTTGGCTTCGTAGTAAGCCCTTGAAGTCTCTTTGATCCGTGCTTTGTTTGCTTGCGTGTACTTCGGCTTGTACTTCTTGAAGTAAGCAAGCCGCTTTTTTCGTTGCTCGGGCGTTTCATTCAGAAGCCTAATCCGTGCCCGCTCGCGCATCGGCGCAAGACGACGCTCCCGTTCTTCTGGTGTCTCGCTCATTCGCTTGCGCTTTTGGCGTGCGTTTTCCGCTGCACGCCTCGCCGCATACACGTCGGGCGGGAGGTTTCGGTACGCCTCGCGTCGTTCTGCAAGTTGCTGCTCATGCGTCTTTTTAGTCATGTTCGCTGCCCACATATGCCATGTGCATTTCAGCCAGCCCACCGGCACGCGAGTAAACAAAGCCCTGCATAGCACGTTCAGCGCCAACGAAGCCTGACTCCACATGCCACGCATCTGGCGGGACGATCGTCGGGTGCGTCCTGACGATCACTCCGTCGATCGTGCTGATCTCGGCCGCCTGGTGGTGGAGGTGCCCGACGTGCCACTCGCGGTGACGGCACTTTGACCACAACTCGGAAGCCTCCAGCGCCATGATGCCGGCCAGCTTCTTCTTGGCCTTGTCGCCGTGAGTCACGCCGATCAGGTTGCCGCCGAATGTCATGTACTTCCTGGTCGTGAACTCCTTGTTCACCGAAACCCTGGCGTCGTTTCTGTATCGCTCAAGAAGTATTTTTTGCAGAGCGAAACTAAGCGCGGAGTCGTGATTGCCGGGGACGATGAGCACATCCGTCTGCACTGTTTCTGCTGACTGCTCGATAACGCCGAAAATCGAGGCCGAGGCTACGTCTATGGTCTTTTGCAGCCTGGAATCCCGGTCCAGGTATGTGCCGCCGGTCGTAGTCCCGAGCACGGTGTCGAAGTGCAGCGTGTCGCCGGCAAGCACGATCGAGCGGCGGCAGATGCCGAGCCTGTTTCCAGACGCAATAAGCCGCGACGCGGCAGACGAAACGAGCTTGCTCGCTATGTTCAGGTCGTAGTCGGCACCTGTCGTGTGTCGCCACGATCGGCTGCCCATGTGGAGGTCGCTCATCACCACGACGCTCCACAGCTCTCCCGCGGTCTTTTTGTGCTTCGGAAGCTTCGGCCGCCTGATCTCCCCCTTCGCCGCCTCGATCATCGCCTCGACGCATTCGCGGACGCTCGGCCCGGCCTTCGGCCGCAGCCGCACGAACACCCGAAAGAGCTCGGTGACGATCGGCCGGCCCGTCTCCTTGTCAGCCGACATCCCCTCCCACTTCGTGGCCTCGCTCGCCGCCACTTCGTAGCGGGTCATGTCGGCCTCGATGTGCCGCAGGAGGTCTTCGACCGTGCGGATCGTCCGCGAGCACGACCGGGCCTCGATGGCGGCCCCTTCGGTGCGGACCTTCACCTGTTCGGCATCGGCTGCCGGTGCGGCTTCCACGGCGGCCTTGGTGGCGGCTTGTGCCATCCTGTCGGTCAGCCTTTTCTGGTCAGCCATTGAATGATCGCCCACCGCTTTGGCATCGCCAGCTCGTGATCCGCCCCCCACAGCATGATCACCTCCGCCACCTTGCTCTGCGACAGCTTCCCGAACTCGCCCCGCTCGAACCGGTCGCGGATCTCCTCCAGCTCGACGAGCCGCCCGGCCGGGAGCCGCCGATACCATGGCAACAAGCCGTTTCTTGGCCGATCCTCCGTTGCCTTTGCCGCCGCGTGCAGCGCGTCCGCGAGCGTGGTCTTTGCCTTCGCCATCCGTCTGCCTCCGCATGGTGGTCCTCCGCAGGCTCGCATGGATCCGGTATCCGTCAACCGGTCACCGGACTGCAATTTAGGCACCTTAACTCGACTTTAGGAGCATCCCTCATCGCCAGTTCTGCTTACCAAAAATGGCCCACTATGAGCACGCATTCTTCCCCCTGGTTCAATTAAGAAAACCAAAGGTT